AGAAGATTGAATAACAGAACTACTCTCGCAAGGCATACAAGAAGAAAGAGTTGAATGTCTTAATCCAAATTCTTTAATGTCTTTTCTTAGCTTTTCCCAATCGAGTGATAATTTTCTTTTGCAAATTTCATCTACTTTGTCTTTATATGTATCAATTGGTAATATACCTTCAGAATATTTTGTATGATCAAACTTTTCACATCTGCCTTTTTCTTTAGCTAATTGCAAGCTACTACTTAAGAGGTAATATTGGAAATGTTCCATCCATTCATCAATAATTGATAATGACTTATCATTTGAATATTTTAATTCATTTTTAGCAAGGAAAGCGGCTAAATTAGTAATTCCAATACCAAGACTTCTACGTTTTTTAGCAAAATTCTCAGCAGCAATATTAAAATAGTCTTGAAGATCAATGATTTCTTCTAGAAATCTTACGATAAGATCGCAGGTCTTTTCAAGATCTTGCCAATTTTTAATTTCTAACATATTTACTGCTGAAAGAATACACATTCCAATTTCACCATCTTTATCATTATAATCATTTAAAGGAATAGTAGGATGAATAACCTCAGTACAAAGATTGCTCATGGTTACTTTATCTGACCAAGCTCCATGTTCATTAGCGTGATCTACGTTGAGAATATAAATACGACCAGTCTCAACTCTTTCTTTAACTATAAGAGAAAATAATTTACGAGCAGATACTTTCTTTTTTAACTTTAACTTTTTAGATTCACATTCTTTGTATACTTTATCAAAGTCTTTTGTTCCCCATGCTTCATAAAGTTCTGGAACTTCTGCGTTATTAAATAAAGTAATATCTTCGTCTTTTAATACTCTATCGTAAAATAGTTTGCTCATACCAACAGTATAATCAAGTTTACGAACTCTATTATCATCTGTGCCAGCATTATTTTTTAAAACAATAATATCTTCGATCTCATAATGCCACCATTGAATATTACAAGTTGCACTACCACCCCTCAACCCATTTTGTTGCCAAGCCTTTACGCTACTTTCATAGATTTTTAAAAATGGAATTAAACCAGTATGAACAACTTCTCCATTTTTAATTGGAGAACCAATAGCTCTAATTTTGCTTACATCAATTCCAATACCACATCTATTAGCAGTAGCCATACTAACAGCAGTAGCACTAGCTGTAATACTTTCCCTTGTGTCATCTACCCCAATCAAACAACAGCTAGCGTAATTTCTACTACTTGTTCTTACTCCAGCCATTACTGGTGTTGGAAGATTAATTTTGTGCTTACTAATAGCATCATAAAACTTTCTAATATAATTTACTCTTGTTTCTATTGGATAATTTATAAAAGCATAAGCAGATATTAACAAGTAAGCAAACTGTGGAGTTTCATAAATTACTCCATTTGTTCTATTCTTAATTAAATACTTATCACATAATTGTTTAATTCCAGCATAAGTAAAAACAAAATCTCTTTCGTGGTCAATAAATTCGCCCATTTTATTGATTTCATCTTCAGTATATTTTTCTAAGATGATTGCATCATAAATTTTATTTTTTATACCATTTTGTATAAATTCTATTAGTCGTGGTGCATGTTTGCCTTTCCATACATCTTTACGCAATTGGTAGTTTAAAAGTCTACTTGCTACATATTGATAGTTTGGATTTTCGATGCTAATTAAATTTGCTGCGCTCTCAATGATAAGTTTATGAATTTCTTCAGTAGAAACTCCTTCGTGCATATTAATTTTAGCATTGATTTCAATATCTGTGAGACTTACGCCAGATAAACCATCAATTGCCCACTTTATTACTTTATTGATTTTTTCTATATCAAATTTTTCAGAACTTCCATTACGTTTTTTAACTAAAATATTTTTATTCATATCAAGAGACTAGATTCTATATTACATCATTCTTAACAGATATAAAAGGAAAAAATTACCCATTTGTGAATAAAATTTACATTTCATATATTCTTGTGTAAGGGTTAGTATATTTTTTATTGAGTTTTAAATATAAAGTATTTATAGGTGTAATAAGTATTATGGCAAGAACACTTCAAGTAGAAAGTATTAATAGTTCATCTACAGGTTTAGATTTACAAACTCTAGGCTCTAGTAGATTATTTATAAATAGTAGTGGAAATGTTGGAATTGGGACTACGAGTCCTAGCGGGAAGCTTTACGTTGCAGGATCAAACACAACATCTTTTGGCGACAGGGCATCGGCAACTCTTGTATTAAATAGTGCCAGCGGAGTGGATGCGAATAGGGTAAATTCAATACTATTCGGAGGCGAATTATCAGACACAAACAGTGCCGCAGGGATAGCGTTCAAATATACAGACTCATCTGGAAAGGGAAATGGTGCAATTCTATTTGCAACTCGGAGTGTTACAACTGATACAGCACCGACAGAACGCCTCCGAATTGATTCGAGCGGAAATGTCGGGATTGGAACTACGAGTCCAGTATCAGTTCTTGATATATCAAAAGCATCAGACACAAGCGAAAGAGCAATCAAAGTACAAAACTCCTCATCTGATTTGTATATTGGGACAGAAGGAGCATCTGGAAATAGATTCTCAGGAAGTTCTACTAATAATGTTTTCTTTGGAACAACAAGTGCCGCAGGAATAGAATTTGCAACGAATAATACTGTACGAGCTAAAATTGATTCGAGTGGGAATGTTGGGATTGGGGTGGCGGGTCCTGCAACAAAACTTCATGTTCAAGGAGCAGGAACAACATCTGCATTTTATACAAATGGAGATGCTGTAAATCAAACATTATATCTTCAATCTTCAGGAGGATTGTCTGGAGATGGTGGACAAATACTTTTTGGTGCAAGCCAAGGAGCATTTGCTGGAATTAAGGCTTATATTACTAATGGAAATGGACCTGCTGGTGATTTGATATTTCAAACAAGAACTACTTCTGGAAATGTTGTGGAAAGAATGAGAATTGATTATAGTGGAAATGTTGGGATTGGTGCAAGTCCAATAGATCAACTTACTATAGGGGGAACAGGAAGAATAAATTTTGGAGGCTCTGTTATTACAGACACTATTGCTGGAATTTATTTTCATACTGCTGGTAGCACATCTTATGCAATTCACAGAACAAGTGGAGCATGGACAGCTAGCACATATCAACAATTAAGAATGGGATTTGATACTGGCATAGTATTAGATGGTGGAACAGCTCATGCTAATAGTTTTGTTAGAGTTGATGGAACTGGAATAAGAGTAGCAACAGGAAATATTGGAATTGGAACAACAACAAAAGCTTTAAGTTATAAATTAGAGATAAATGGTAGTAATTGGACTGATTGTTGTAGAATAAATGCCAGCGGGACTTCTTCTGGAATAGAATTTTGGGATACCCCTTCTGGAACATTAGTAAGAAAAGGAGTTTTATATACAAATAGCGAAGGTTTTGGTCTTTTAAATTCTGCTACTTCTTGGGCATTAAGAGTTAATCATGGAACAACTAATGTAGTAATTCCTAATGGAAGTCTTACGGTTGGTCAAGATGTTATAACAAATGCAAATTATGGTTATGGTCTTGTAGGAGTTTATCCTGGTGCTGCAGACAAATTTCAATCTGTTTACGCTATGAGTACATCATATACTATGAAAGCAGATGGAAGTAGTTTAAGCGCTGGTGCTGGTGGAAATAATTTTTATGGCATAGCTTGGTCTCATCCAAATGCTGGTGGACAAGCAGCGAATTTAACAGATCATGGCATTTTGATAGCTACTAATGGAACTACTAAAACAGCTATATCTAGTAGCATATGGTGTATTGGTAATATAACTGCTTACTCTGATGAAAGAGTAAAAACAAATTGGCGTAATTTTGACAACAATTTTATAGAAAAATTAGCTAAAGTTAAGAGCGGAATTTTTGATAGAACAGATCTGAGTGAAAAAGAAAATGGATTTAAAACTCAAGTTGGAGTATCTGCTCAAAGCTTAAAAGAAGTTATTCCAAATGCTGTAACATGTAACTCAGAAGGTATGCTTTCTGTTTCTTATGGCAATGCAGCAATGGCATCTTGTGTAGAATTAGCAAAAGAAATATTGAAATTAAAAGAAGAAATAGCTAAAATAAAAGAAAACAAATAATTTATGGCTCTGCCGTCGTCTCCAAATTCAATTAGCTTAGATCAAGTTAATATTGAACTTTTATTAACTGCTGGAAGTAAAATAACAATGAATGATTCATCAGTTAGGAGTTTATTTGGTAGAGCTGGTTCTGAAACAGCTATATCTATGAGCGATGGTCATGGAAAAAGTTATAATACTTTTGGTAGAATTTTAGTAGTTGGTGGCGGAGGAGGAGGTGGTAATGGATATGCAGAAAGAAATTGTGGCAATGGATTTTTAAGATGGTATTCGGGCGGAGGCGGAGGAGGTGGTGGAGTCATAAGTGCACTCAGTGTACCAATATATTTTGGTGCAATATATGATGTTGTAGTTGGTTTAGGAGGAGCTTCAGTTCAACAGGGAGGTAATTCTTCTGTTCTTGGATATACAGCTATAGGAGGTGGAGGAGGAGAAAGTTACGGGAGTACTCAAAAAAACGGAGGGTCTGGTGGAGGAGGAAGTTCTGGTTATGATGCATCGACTGGAGGAGGAACTGGAACAACAGGACAAGGAAATAATGGAGGGAATGGAGTAGGTACAACACCTGGTGGGTATAACGCAACATATAATAGTCCAAAAGCTGGAGGAGGAGGTGGGGCAGGTGGAGTAGGATCTGCTGGTTCATATAGTACTACAGCAAATGTAGCAGGAGGTGCAGGTGGAGCTGGCCTTGCAAATGATATAACTGGAACATCAGTAACTTATGCTGGTGGAGGACAAGGTGGCCAAGGAGGTGTTGCTGGAACTAGTTCAGCAACAATTGGAGGAGGAGGGGGTGGAGCCAAAACTAATGCTTATACTTGTAATCCAGTAAATACTGGTACAGGAGGTGTAGGAACCGCAGGGTGCGTAATTATTCGTATATCATCATCAATTAATGTTACAACAACTGGAACAGTAGCAGTTACAACTATAGGTACAGATAAAGCATATAAGTTTACAACTACAGGAACTATAAGCCTTATTTAAACTTTACTATTTCTTAATATACTAGCTATGTAAGAGTCTACTTGATGATTTTCTGCAATTTCTAAAACTTCATTTATATTTTCTTTATTTTTATCAATTGGATTCTCTATATAACTAGCAGCACTCTCAATCCATTTCTCAGAATCTTCATTAGATACAATCATTTTAGAAATATCGTTCACAATAGTCTTTTGTTGTTTATTTAATTTCTTAATTTTGAATTTTTCTTTAATTAAATCTGATACATGATCTTCCAATTTAGATGCAAGAATAAAGTTCTCTCCAACTTTTTTAGCACTAAATTCCGCTTTAGATTGTTTACCAGTACCAATAGGACTTACATTTTTTGTAGCTTGAGGTGTTCCAGTACTACCCGTTGGTCTTCCACCAGCTTGTTGATTTCCACCAATAACAGGAAGATAATATCCTTGGTCTCTTAATTCTTTATACTTCTTTTGACTTTCAATAGAAGATTCTGCATCTGGTAATCTACCACTTTCAATAGCCTTAAGACCTTCTTCTGGAGTTAATATTCCAAGTTCCATTAATCTATTATATACTCTAGAATACTGAATGTCATCTTTCAAATCAATATCCTCGAAGAATGGTGTTGGATAATTTTTAAATCCAAGACTTTTACTCATTCTAATAATTTCTGGAGCAAGGAACTCGTTAATGAATGCTTCTCTTGCTTGTTTTAATCTTTCAATAAAGACTTGTACTTTAATACTTGTATTTGCAAATTTCTCACTTCCAATAAGAATATTATTTAAACCGATTTGAATATCTCTATCTATAACTTCATACTTCTTAGGATCAAGAAGGTCTGCAATTGGAGGAACAACGAATTCAGCTTTTGTTGTATAGTCCGCTATTAAAACTCTTCCAACACTTTCATTTTGAAATAGAGCTTGCATAGCTTCAAGATTCTTTTGATTGATACCACCCTTGTCTGGGTCTGTTCCCATAGTAATAAGAAGAATTGCTTGTTGCATTGTTCTTGCGATTGCCATATCCATTTTACGCATTTCAGCTTTAGCATTAATATCTTCAAGAACTGGAAATCCCATTGGCACAGAAAACGGCTCATAATCTTGCTTCTTATAAAATACAGCAACTAATCTATGAGAATCTAATGGCATAATTGCAACATTAGCTTTCTTTTGAATATTATCTTTTACTTCTTGAGGTAATGATTCGTACACTTCTTTATCTTCTTCTGTTCTTGGGCTACGAAGTCTTTCCAATTCATAATCACTTAATACTTTATAAAATCTATTTGTTACGAAACTAATATTACCAGCAATTTGAATATCTGCTGGATTAATAATTATATATCTAGCTGGCAAAGTAACAGAAGCGGCTTTGCTAATACCAAATGTTTGTGTGATTTTAATTAAATCATCTTCTTTAATATTGGTATCAAATCTATATATGAATACATTACCAGAACGATAGTACTCTCTAAAAAACTTATCTTGAAAACTCCAAAGATTAATTTTATTAAATAATGCTTCAAAAAAATCTCTGCTCTTTTGACTTCCACCTTTAAAATAAATTTTACTAGAACTAAATTCTGTCATTAAATCTACTGTGTTTCTAAATATTGCAAAATTATAATAAGCTTTTTGACACAAAATAACAGCATCTCTAACGTCCATATTAGACGAGCTATAAACGCTTGTAGAAGATCTATTAAATGGTATTAGTCCATTAGTAATATTAGCGTATTTATCTGTTCTTTCTATAGTAGCAGATCTATTTCTTCTGAGCTTATCAGAAGCCTTAATCTCTTTCATTCCTGCCACAGCCATCAAAGGCTCACCACTTGTATAGTTTGTTAATTTTTCGTCTTTTTGAAGTTTTTTAGCCATTTTTGTTTATTTTTAAATATTACACCTATTTTAACATTATAGGCGTAAATGTATCATTTTCCATTTTATTCTCAATTTTATTCATATCATAGTATATTTTACTTGCCCAATTACCAAGCATAAGAGCAGTATATCTATCTTTTCTAGCCCTGCTAGAACTAGTGTTTCTTTTTAAATGTTGTGGCAAGTCAAATGATTGAAGACCTCGGCTAGTACTCTTGACCTCGATTAAACTACATTCTTTCTTTGTTCCATAAATCATATCATCTTGATTCTCAATAAAATCAATTAAATTATCAAATCCAGTATTCTCTATGTTAATATTACTACCAGTTATTCTTCCAAAGGAATCTCCATTTGCAGATATTCTACTAGCAAACCATATTTTCTTATGATCTATACTTGCTTGAAGATATTCATTTCCTTTACGAATAAACTCCGTAGTAAACACTTGCTTAAAGCAAATTCTTTTCGTTTCTTTATTGTATTGTCTTTTTGCATCTTTTAACATTAGGTCATATTCCATTCCTTCGGCATCTGAATTAACATCGAAAAATTTAAGGTCAATTCCAGACTTTCTAAATAATTCATTTTCATTCGCAGAGTCAATAAATTGATATCCAGCATTATCAATGATAATCATTTCCACATTAAAATTATTTAATAAATAATGAAAATATAAGATATGATCTTTAAGATCTCCACCAGCTACAGCATAAGAATGAACAATGATACAATCTTTCTTTTCATCATCAATTTCTAAAACGCTCATAGCAAAATAATCTGAACTTGGACTGTTGCTAAAGCTTGGATCAATTGCTAGTATATATTTTTTATCTTTATCTCCATATATTTTAGAAGTTGGATTTTCGCCATCTTTGATTGTGCATTCATGCATCTTCTTTGCCGAAAAATAACTATCACTTCCATCTGTAAATTGGGCGCAATATTCTCTTAAGAAACCACTATGGCTTAATCCACCAGCTTGAGCTTCTTCAATAATAGTTTTATCAACCATTTCTTCTGGTAGAGATTCGTATCCCATTTGACTTACAAAATATGTAGCATCTCTAACTGCTTCATCAGAATAAATATTAGCAACCCATTCTTGATAGGTCTTATAAAGATTTTCAAATGTATAACTAGCAGAAGAAAGAGCAATCATTTTTGATTTGTTTGGAAATACCATTCTTTCGTCTTCTTTCATTAAGCCTTCAGCAATTAGCTTATCTTCCATTTCTCGAATTTGAATTCGCTCTTTCATATTTTGAGGAGCAACCAAAAACGGCATAAGAACGTTTTTAATAATTTCTTCTGGTATAAGTAGAAACTCATCAAGAACAAGAACATTAGCGCGAAATCCTCGAACCTTTTCACCATTAAGAGGAATAGCTACAATATTTCCACCATTGATCTCCCATTCAAACAAGTCATTTCTTTTACTCTTAACTCCAAAAGCTTGTTGAAGTAATTGAGCTTCTTTACTATTTACTAATTTTTCTAGATTAGTAAAAATATTTCTAGCAGTTCTAAATGTTTGTCCAGCAATTAAGATTTTAGAATTAGGTTCAAATATGCATTGAAGGAAAATATAAACACTAGCTATAAATGATTTCGAGCAACCTCGACCCCAAACACACATATTAAAATTACGATTAAAGAATCCTTTTAATGTTACTTCTTGATATGGAGCAAGTTTAATTCCACTTATTAACTCTGTAGTTAAACCTAAATTTGCTCTTAAGAATTTAGCTAAACTTATTTTAGCTTCTTTATCCAGCATCGTGCCTTCAATTTTTAATAATTCTTTATTAAAATCAACTAAATCTTTGTTATATTTATCATTACAATACCACATATTATATTATACCTTTATCGACAAGTAATTGCAAATCATATTTCTTATGTATACAATTACCAGTTAAAATTTTTATTAATAGTTCTGAAGTTCTTTTTCTACCATCAGCAAAAACAAATTGAATATTATCATATTTTTGGCATAATTCTCGAACTCTATGGAATATAAACTCTGGAGTAGCTTTAATCTTTTTTGAAATATGAGGTAAATAATTAAAAGAAAGTGCATCATTGATTGACTCTTCGATTAGTACTACTAGATAATAATTAGCATTCTTTGCTCGTTCTATTTCATTATTAAATCGATCATAGCCAGCACTCATTGTGCCAATAAAGTCTGATAAGTTTTTTCTTTCAACTGCTGTAAAACAACACTTTTGCAAATCATTCAAAGTATAATCTCCAAAATCTAGTTTAGCCACTTGCTGTTGATATTTAAATCTAAGAGGCTTCTGTTCTCTAGTGTCAACCATTATTTGATAATCTTCAGATTCTTCAAAATTAAACTGCTCTCCACTATAAGATTCAAACTTTTTCTTAAGACCTATAGATTCGCATATACTATAATAGTCTAATTTATACTTATCAAATGTAACAATTGATGGCATTATTAAAGATCTTAGTTCAACTTGAGTTGGAGCATATACAAGATTCTTGTGTTCTTTTCTTTTACTCAATAAGCCAGTAAGAAATGGTTCTAATTTGCTTTGATCTAAATTCTTAACGTATGCTTTTAAATTATTTTTATTATTAAAGTCGTCAGTAAAGTATTGATCTTTATTTTTGAAGTTAATCATTTCTCCAGAATGTAAATCATATCTTGGAAAATACTTCTGATAATAAGTAGCTGTATTTATTTTATGAGCTTTTAAGTGCAGATGTAAGAATTTATCTGCAGCGAATAATTGATTACAAATTTTGCATTCAACTTGCATCTCATCCATTCAAGACTTCATCTTTTGATAAGCCTAAAATTCTAGCTTTGATTTCATCAATAGTGCTTAATCTTTCGACTTCTTTTGATAAAAGTTCTTTTCTCATTTCAGCTAATCTTATCATTTCTTTACGACTCTCTTCTTCTTTCCATAATTCAACAAGATTCAATATAGAAGCATTTTCTTTAACTTGTTTACTTAGTCGATCACTTCTCTTGACTTTTAAATCTTGAAGTAATTTTTGCTGTCTACTTACAGATTGGTTATATTCATTTCTAGAAGTACTAATAGCTTCTACAAGAGACATTGAAATCTTTTCTCCAGCTTCTACATTTGCATCCATTTGCAATTGTAATGCTTGAATAGTTTCTTGGATATTAGAAGATATTACAACTTCTGTAGCGAGCACGATATATTGATCAACTTCTTCTTGAGTTAAATCATTCTTATCATAAGTATATCTGATGAAACTACTCTCAAAAAGCTCTCTTTCTTTTTCGTCTTGATATGTATTAATTTGATGTAAAAATCTATAAGTATGCAAGTATCCAATGATAGCTTGTATATCTCTTTTTTGTTTTCCAGTTAACTTTGTTTCATCAATCCCTTCATGAACATATCTGTTAATTCTAGATAAGCACCTAGTAAAAGTTGTTGGTGGCTTGTAATCTCCTTCTGGAATATTATTAGGATTACTATATACAACTTTTGTATCAAGTGTTTTGATGTATTCACCAACACTTCTAGTCTCTTGGTTTAAATTTGTTAAATCATTATTTTTAAATATGATTTTGGCTATTTCAACAGATGTCATTGTTGAACAGTTGTTACTTATATATTCTTTTTGCTCTTCTGTTAGATCTATTAATCCTTTAGCTTCATATTCATGACTTTTCTTAGGTATAATTTGTCTCGATGCTAAATAATTTTTAATAGCCTTACCTTCTTGACTTCTTCCATCAAAACCTTCTCCAAATATTAATTTTGTTAATTCCGCTAAAGAAGGCGGATTAGATGGTCTTGAATTCCATTCTTCAAGAATATTCTTTTTTTGATCATCTGTTAATTCTATACTTGTCATAATATATCTACATCATCACTATACAGATATTTTCTTACTTTTACGATAATAGATTTTTTAATATTTTGTACTTGTTTATAACCTGGGGCGCGATTCTTTTCGCTAGTCTTGTATCCCATACTTGCTGCAACTTGGTCTTCATCTTTGTGGTCTATATAAAGTAGTTGATAAACTTTCCATTCAGTTGGCTTAAGTACTTGTTGCATTTTTTTATGGATATTATTAGCACTTTTTTCTATATCAATTTTACCATCTTCCATTTCATGTACTTCTTTTGTATGATTTTCTAAAGCTAAAGGCAACTTTGTATCATGTGCATTTTTTTTATTCTTTTCCCAAGCAGCATACAATGGGCAAGAATTACATTGTTTACCATAAATATTACAATGATCTTCATCCTCGGCAGCTGCACATTTTAAACAAGGACGAGAGTAATTTCCATAATTATTTCTTATTAAATTCTTAATTTGATTACTAACAATTCTATTAATCCAAGGAGCCAGAGGTTGATCTGGATCATACATCTTCCATTTCTTATGAATATGTATTCTTAATATTTGAGCTACATCATCAAAATCCATCCAAGCAAGTGAAGTTAAATTCCACTTGTGTTTTCTTTTGTATATTTCAACATTTATTTCTTGAAATTTATTTTCAAATGTTGGCTTTTTCACGAATCATCATCTTCAGCGCTATCATCATCTGGAGCTTGACTACCTCTGCGAAGAGTTCCAGCTTCTTTTTGAAATTGTTTTAAAAATTCTTCTTTTGACGAACTTGATTCATCAGCATCTCTTTGAAAGGCAGGACTCTTCTCACCTTTAGCTAAATTTTTTAATTTTTCACCTTTGGGCTTAGTTACTTCAATATCCCAATTAAGACTAGAAATACTAGGTTTTTGAATTATTTCTATTTCTGGTTCAACCTTTACTTGATTTTGAACTACTTTTCCGTTTGCTAGATTACATCCACATTTCGTGCAGAAATTTGGTTTAACATCTGCATACTGTATTGGATTACCACATGAACTACAATATATTTTTGGCATATTTTAGATTATACAATCTAAATATATTTTTTTCTACTTAATTTTATTTGCGTGTATAAGGCTTTGATTCAGATAACTCTTCAAACTTTTCAATAATATAAGCTAGAATATCATTTCTCATAATGTCTTCTGTGCCAAATTTAAAAGTATGTATGCCTTTATCTACGCTTTTCTTATTATCAAATAAATTATAAGTGGCTTCAAATCCACTATTCTTAATATCAGACTGACGTATATCTCCAATTAATATTAATTTACTAAATTTACCCATTCTAGTAGTAATTAAAAGAAAATCATGAATACTTAAATTTTGAGCTTCATCACATATAATATAACTAGCATTAATACTTAAACCCCTCAAAAATCCAACTGGTAGTCCTTTTACCCTCTCTTGCTTCAAGAGCATTTCTACTTGGTTCTTTGGTAATAATTCATGCAGTTTATCCATCAATGGTTGAAGATAAGGGTCTAATTTACTATGAAGATCTCCTTTTAAGAATCCTAAGTTATGAGATGAGCTTTCGACTGGATTACGAACATAAAATATTTCACCTATTTTCTTACTATTAATAGCATTTAAAGCTGCATATACGCTTAATAAACTTTTAGCTGTTCCTGCTGGGCCCTTGCAAAGTACCATTTTAGTATTTTTATCTTGCAATAATTGTATAAATTTCTTTTGATTCTCTGTCCATTGTAATTCGCGAATAGTTAAGAAACCTTCAATTTTATCTCTTTGAGGAACAGGGACGGACTTATCTTCTTTTTGTTTATGTTTTTTAGACATTATACTTTACTCTATGATTTACACAGATTATGAATTAATGTGTAAATAAATTAACGATGGCTTTTCTTAATACAAATATACCTCCAATTGAATGTTTTGTTCGAGGTAATTATCTAAGAAATCAAGAAGACAGTTTTGATAAAAAATATAAATGTTTAATTTTTGGTGTCACAAGTTTACCAAGTCAAGTTCCACTTTTTAATTTTCTAATGGAAGATGGTGGAATATGGTGGCATGCACCTATTAGCGCTTTTTGTTCAAAAGAAGATGCACCAAATATGGAATTAACCGAATTAGAACTTTGGGACAGTTTTAGTTATCATATATCAGTAACAACATTTTATTTATTAGAGAATAAAATAATGAAATACAAGGGTAGAAGTGGTAAAGACTATATGGGTCGTTATTTATTTACTCTTGATTGGGCCCATAGCGATTACAATGAATTAAATTTTGGATTTAGTCAAAAACCTGATCAGCATAAAGCTGGACATGTTATAAAACTTGATAATGGTAATTTCGCAATACAACCAAATAATAGAATAAAAGTATTTGATCCTAGCTTCGCAACAAAACCAAATGAGTCATTGTTGCAAAGAAAAATAAATTCTCATATATACACTGCTGAAAATAGTCCAAAATGGATTACCGAAGATAGTGATAATTATGAGTATTCAATACGAAAAACCGAAAATGAAAAAACACATCAAGATAACAAATAAAAACATACAAGAAGGTACATTAGCTGACCCTCAAGGATGTGCTATAGCAAGATCATTGAAATCTAGTATTAGAAATCTAGATTCAGTATCTGTATTAGCAGATCACGTTAAGATTTCTTTTAAAAATAAAAAATCTTATGTAGCTAGTATGCCAGCTAAAGGAACGAACTTTATCAAAAGATTTGATAGAGGTCAATCAGTTAATCCTTTAGAGCTTGAATTGAATTTTGTTTAATTTAATTTAAACAACTTTTAATTAGTCTTTAAACATCTCAGGATGTTTCTTACCTTTTCGTTTCTTGCTCCAGTCAGCCCAATATTTTTGCTTTACTGGATCTTTTCCACCATGAACTTTTTTACGAGCTTCTGACAATTCTTTACTTTGATCAAATAAATCACCCATAGTACCCTTTTTATTTCCAGTCATTTCAGCAAATTTTTTAGAGTCCATAGAGCCATCCATTTTTGTATCAACCCCCATTTGTGGAACAGTAAATATACGATTCCATTTTACTCCATCAGAATCAATATATTTATGTTCATCATGAATACTTTGAATTATACTAACTACTTTTTCGGTAGTTGGGTGCTGATATAAATACTCTGGCATTACATGTGAGATAGTATTGAATCTACCATCTTCTCATAGGTAAATTGTTTCTGTAGTTTTAATCCAGCTTCATTTACTTTATTCGTTTTTACTCTTTGTATTGCTTGATCACATGCAAATAGAAAATCATTATGATTAAAATCAAAAATATTTCCTTGATTATATGGAGATCCTTTTCTAAAGAATACATTATCATATGCTTCAATCTTACCTGTAGGATTAACTAGAACAGAATTCTCATCATTTGCCCAGCCCTTATACGAGTGAGCGTTTAGAATTACTCCATGTTTTCCTAAACATAAGCTATTAAACTCTGGTAATCCCCATCCTTCTCCACCGCTCATTCCAACGATAATATTAGAACTATTTAAATAATCATTATATGTAGCGTTAGTTGGCATGAATCCTAAAAAGTTTATATTAAAGAAGCTTTTATTCTCTAGAATACTTGCAATCAATTTCTGTTGATCTTCTGGCTTTAGAAAATGATTAAATATAGAACAATTTAGATAGTAATCTTTATTGTTGCCATATTTCATTGCCCAAGATTTAATAACTTTAGCATGATGCTTTCTTCTCTCAAGCTTCCCTACTACATTAAAAGTTATTCTGTCCTTCAAAACAGAAGAGTTATCTTTTACATGAAAACTATCTGAATCAAAAGCCAAAGGAATATAATGTATGTTACTAACACCATTATCCTCAAAAATTCTTTTAGAATACTCAGAAGATACAAGAACTTTATGATTATTTTTTAAAATATTAATTTCTTCCGCTGTTGGAGAATCCAATTCGTAAAATGTTAATAGAACTTGCTTATCACTATAAGACTCAAAAGAGCCATTTATATGCCATAATTTAAATATAGGATTTGATCTTTTATGGTCTTTTGTAGCTTTAGCTATACATCCATCAAGCCATTTATTAAAATCTGAATTTTGATTATAAACACTTAAGTCTGCTTGATTACCTATAAGAAATAGGCAAGGTTCCAGCTTTCTTCTATAAAATTCTTTAAGAATACCGACTGAAACCTGCCCAAAGCTTACTGCATTGACAGGTAAATGTAATGCAATTTCCTTACTCACAGAATATCTTCGTCTTCTTCTTGAACAACGGCTTTTACTGGAGTCTTGGCAACTACTTTCTTAGCTGGTACAGCAGAAGCAGCTTGAACTGGCTTACTGCCTTGTGCCTTCTCAGAAACATAGATACGAAAATCTGGAGCATTTTCGTTCTTCTTATTCTTATTAGAGAATACGACTACGCTAATACGCTCACCATCCTCAAAAGATAGATGACCAGTTAGGTATGTTTGTGTTGCACTCTTTTTCTTCCATAATGCTCCAAGCTCACGCTTAGACCAATCAGTTTTATTATTTGTTTCGCTCATTTTTGTTTTTAGTATCTCCTTATTTTTATATTTTATCAAACAAATCCTTGCTTGTCAACTTATTTTTCAAAATTTGAACACCTTTATTATGAAGATTAATAGCATTTTGAGTACTCATATTCATTTTCTTACCAATTTTAGTCCAAGTTTGATTTGATGCATCTTCAAAATATCTCATATTAAAAATTTTAGATATTCTATGATCTTTTAATTGATCTAATAAAGTAACGATATAATCCTTTAACTCATTTAACTTATCATTAGTTTGATCGGCATTCTTGTCGATTAGATATTGTAAATCTTTTTTCTCTAAATATACAATGTCTTCTTTTTTATTAATCGTATTTAAACATTGATATCTTATTTGATTACCTAACCAAGTAGAGAATTTAACATTTTTGCTAGGTTTAAAAGACATAGCAGTTTTATATATTACATAATCCTTTTGTTGATATACTTCGTTTAAATCTATATTCTTGACATTAAAAGATGGAGTATATTTTTTATATATTTTATAGCATAATGGAGAATGTCTAGATATAAGAAGTCCTAAACTTTTTTCACAGTTATTCTTTTGAATTTGTATTATTAAGTATTCGTCTGGTTCATTTTCTAAATTTATCATAATATTTTATAAAACCTTTCACAATTTCATTTAAATTTTCATTATTACATGTTTCACTACTTGGCTCAACAGTGTTCCAAGTTATAGAATAATCAGCTTTACTTCGCAACTTTTCATTATTAATAGACTCTTCTTCATTTGCTGGTGGAATTTCATCTTCACCAAACATTCTTGTGATATGAACCATCACTCCATTGTTTTCATTTTTCAACCAATGAAATTCGTCTTTTGGATAAATATCATATCTTACATCAGTAATGACTGGGATTTTATCTAATCTTAAAATTTCATTAATCTTTTTTTGAGCCAGACAAGTCCAGTATGCTCCATCAGTTTGTTGTCTTTTGATTTTTCCATATTCAACCATTAGACCACGAATTAAGCTCTTTTCTTTTGTATCATCAGTAAAAACAGAAATTCCTATCTTTGATTTAACAAAATCGTCCAAATCTTTTTTTAATTCACCAGCCAGAGCTACTTGTTCTACTTCTGGTAAATATTTTTTTAGAATATTAAAAAATGTATCCTTTCCAGAACGAGCACATCCAGCAATTCCAATTATTTTATTTTGCATCAACGAATTGTAATTTATTCTTGCTTTAAAGTCAAGGTGTTTGTTTTTTAGAAGTAGTCATGCTGGCTAAAAATATAAGATTTCTAATATCCTTTTCTGATATATTTTTTGCATCACAATAGTCTTTCTTATCTTTGATTTGTTCGCAAAAATCATTTATAACCTGAGCAATCAGATTACAGGTAAATCCACTTAGACTTAAATTTTGATCATAAGAATTTAATGGTTTTTTAAGAATATAAATTCTTTTTTTACCTATTTGGTGGCTTTTAATCAAATCGCTTTTTTCAAGATCCTCTAAAGCTAAAATAAAGGCTATCTTCGTTTCATCTGGATTCTCGGAAATAAGTATTAAATCTTTATAGTTTTCCTCTAAAGAGAAAGATGCATTTTTAGCGAAATACTCTAATAGCTTATTAGCCGCTTCGACAATAGTCATCAACATAATATTATATAAAGAAAACTTGCTTTTTCTAGAAAAGTTTAGTATAATCATAATTATGACAATGAGCGTTATTTTAGGTATTCTGGTATTCATTGGAATGTCAATTAAAACAAAATGAATAGAATATCTTTTGAAGATATGGCTATGAATTTAGCCCTAGTGGTAAGTCAAAGATCAGAAGACCCACATCAAAAGGTTGGAGTATGTATTTTAGATAAAAATGGAAGAGTCCTAAGTCTAGGATACAATGGTATTAGACCTAAAGACGAAAGAGATAATGACTTTTGGAACGATAGAGAAAATAGAAGAAAGTATATAATTCATGCAGAAACTAATGCTTTATCTTGTATAACTAGATATGATAATCCATATATCTTAGCTTCAACTCTTTTGCCTTGCTCTTGCTGTGCAATCAATATAGCTTCCTATGGAATAGAAAAGGTTTTGTATCTAGAAGATTACAAGAATGACCAATCCGCATACGATGTATTAAGATTTCACAATATAGAACTTAAAAAATATGAACCAAGAAGTTAAATTTAAATCTCTTCACGATAAAGGCAAAAAACCAACAGATGAATATAAAAATGCAATATATAGTATTTCCAGTGGTGAAAGATGTTATATCTATCCAGGTGAAAGAAAATTTATTAAAACTTTTATAGAAATAGAAATTCCAGAAGGATATCTTGGCATGATAGTTCCAAGAAAAGAAAATTACAATAGAAATGGATTGTACGCCTTTCAAGAGATTATAATGCCTCAAGAAAAAAAAGAGTTGCTATTAATGGTAACGAATGTTAATATACCAAAGAGCCCATTTATGATGACTGATAATGAAAGATTTTTAGGAGAAAGAGCAAAAATAGATATTTATATTGGAGATAAAATCGCAAATATGATCTTATCACCAATTCACACTTTTACATTTAAAGGAGAAAACGAATGAAATACGCATTAATATTGACATTTTTATTTAGTTCTTTAGTATTTGCTCAACGAGAAGAGGCTACAATAACAAGAACATTTGGAACGAACAGCGTTTATCCAAGACAATTTCCATCTTCAACGATAAGAAAAATGAATGATAATGAGTATTGGCTTTATGACACTCTTAATACAAATACTATTTTTCATAGAATTTTTCCTACATATATAGTTCGCAAACAAAATACTTATACAATTTCTCAACAATGGGGAGTATATAGGACTTATGGAACAAATAGTGTTTATCCAAATCAATTTCCAGATAGATTTATATCTGATTTAAATTGGAGAAGTGAAACGAAAAATTACTCTTATACGAAACAGGAAAATCCATCAAATACCAGACTTCAAACAAATTCTACTATTGCACAAACTAGGCAATTCACTAGTCCTACGCATGATGTTAGCTCTAGTTATACTTATAGTAAAAGTTTAAGATCTGATCGAAAGGCTTCGTATTCAGCGGAAAGTCCAGAATAATGATTGATGCATTTTTAATTTCATTTTTTAATGTATTTGCGCTATTGATATGGTTTCAAACTAGTGCTTTCACAGAGTATTTTAGACATATACCATTTACAGATAAGATTATCAAATCCTATCAAGAATCTATAAAAGCTGGCTTGAACATAGGTTTTATTAATTTTTTAAGTTTAAACTATGATTGTTTTCTCGTTAGATTAATAACTTGTCCATTTTGTTTAAATTTTTGGATTTCTATTGTTACAAGTTTTTTTGTAGGTTATGAATTTTTTGCTTTAATTTATACCTCAAGTATGATATACTATAAGATAGTTAATATATTAACTAAATATGAGCGAAATTGATAAAGACAAAGACATTCTTTTAATAGAACATCATTGGGAATTAGTAGTAATGGTGCATTCTTATAATTTAAAAGGAAACGATGGACAACTAAATGCATATGCAGATATATACAAAACAGTTGGACAAAAGCCAGATTGCCCATGCAACAAGAATCACATAGCATATTTAGACAATATAAAAGATAATCTAAATTCTTTTCTACTTCCAGAAGAGATCGAAAAGATAAAGAAAGAAGAGCAAGCTAAGATTGTTCATGTAAAAAAGAAAGACGGATCATTACTAGAATTTTAATATGAAAATACAATTCCAAGAAGCCCTTGGTTATGATGATATAACTTTACTTCCTAATTTCTCTGATATTTCCTCGAGAAAAGAAGTTAGCACAATTACAAAAATTTCAAAAAATAAATATATCGATATTCCAATTGTACTATCTCCAATGGACACAGTATCATCTGTCAAATCTTGTATAAAAATAAATCAAATTGGTGGAGCAGGAGTGCTTCATAGATTCATGAGTGCAGAAGAGCAAGCTAGAAAAGCGAAGATCATCAAAGATCAAAGTAATTTCTGTATTAATGCCATAGGCTTAAAAGATTCACTAGAAAGAATTCGAACATTATCAAAATATACTGATATTTTCTTTTTAGATACAGCTAATGGTTTAGCTAAGAGCGTTGAAGATTTTTTGATATGGTATAAACAATCTGAATATAAACAAGATATTATAGTTGGAAATACATTAACTAAAGCAAGTGTTCATAGGCTAGCAAACTTAAGAGCCGATGGTTTCAGACATCTTATTGGGCCAGGAAGTATGTGCTTAACTCAGATCAAAACTGGTATTGGATGCCCAAGTGTTACTGGTTTATCCTATGCTTGGAACGCCATAAGAAATTATCAATTAGCTAATTTAGATCATTTTAGACAAGAAAATCCAAAAGAAGAAAATAGACCAAGCATTTTAGCTGATGGTGGAATCAGGAATCCAAGAGATTTAGCTAAAGCTATTGCTAGTGGAGCAGATGGAGTAATCTGCGGAAGAATATTTGCAGGACTAAGTGATGTAGTTGATGAAGAAAATATCATAGAAAAAGATGGTAAAAGATTTGCAGTATATAGAGGTATGGCTAGTAAAGATGTGGTTGAGGATTATGAACTATATGATGGAAGCAAGAAAAATCTTTTTGTAGAAGGAGACAAAACCATGATTCCTTTGATTGAGAATAAATCAATAGAAGATGTGGTTTATGATTTTGCAAATGGCTTAAGAAGCACTATGAGCTATCTTGGATTTAGAACTATCGAAGAAATGCGTGGAGGATTATGGACTGGTAAGATAATAGCAGTAAGAACTACTGCAAATAATATGTATGAAGCTTTTGCGCATGGGAAATAATTATGATTGGTATAGATATAGTAGATATTAATAGATTCAAAAATAAAAAATATTCTTTTTTAAGTAAAGTCTTTTCAAAGAAAGAAATTTCAGAAACTACGAAGTCAAACATATATCAAAAATTAGCTGGAAAATGGGCAGCAAAAGAGGCGGCTTATAAAGCTGGATTAAAATATGCTAATAAAGAAATTGAAATCTTAACAAAAAATAATAAACCTTTCATTTTTATAAATGGCAAACAAAGCTCTTATAAAGTTTCAATTAGTCATGAAAAAAGATATGCAACAGCTATAGTCATTAAATATGTTTAATATATTCAAAAAAGATAAAGTAATTTTTAGCTGCATAGATAAAAAATTTTTAAATTTTTATCCACCGATTTATTCTAAAGATCTTAATAGAAATTTCATAAAAAAATGCAATGAAGAATACAAGAAAAATATAGAAAATTTAAAAAATCCGATGTGTCCATTTGTAAAAGTATCAAATACAGCGAAATGTCCAGGGATTTTAGATATAATTAATGCGGGATATATATTTAAAATGCATCGCGACATTAGAATAACTACAAATGGAAATCTTGTTGATTTTAAATGGGAATCTATTGGCAGAAAAATTAATGAAAACACAGAATGTGTAAGTTACTTTACTACGCCTCAATTTTCTGATCATATACAAATTCCACCAAACTCATTAAAGACTTTAATAAAAATAAATTTACCATGGATTATTAGTAGCTCAGATTATTGTTTTCTTCAAATGCAGCCTAGCTTTATTGAAGATTATAGATTTACAGTGGTACAAGGTATAATAAATCCAAAAAAAGCTCGAGAAGTTAATATCGTTCTATATTGGCATGTTTTAAATGGTTCTGAAATACTAACAGCTGGAACGCCAATATGTCAATTAATACCAATTCAAAAAAAACTTTTACCAAAGATGATTCTTAATGAAAATTCAAATACTTATCTTAAAGATATTGAAAATTTTAATTTTAAAAGGTTTATAACAAACAATAATATAGAAAAAAATTTCTGATATGAAGACGGATATTTTGATTTTTTCAGATATTCATTTAGGATCAAAAGATTGTCATGCAGACAAACTTTTAAAAGTTTTAAAAAATATCAAAGCCAACAAAATAATTATTGCTGGCGATTTATTCGATCATCATAATCTACATAGACTTAAAAAAGAACACTGGAAAGTTCTTTCGAAATTAAGAAAGCTTTCTAAAAAATGCAAGATTATATATTTAATTGGTAATCACTGTTTTCTTAAGGCCGAATTTATGAGCATCTTATTAGGTTTTAAATGTGAGAATGATTATGCTTTAGAATATAATAAAACTAAAATCTTGGTTGTTCATGGGGATATATTTGATATATACTTTACAAAATATAAATGGATTACTAATATCATAATTAAATGTTATTATTTTATTAGAAAATATACTCCATATGCAGATGATTTTTTTAAAATCTTTAAGAATAAAACGAATGATTTTGTAGAAAAAAGTTCTGATGTGAAAAAAAATGCTATAAAATATATAGAACTTAATGGATTTGATAAGATAATTTGTGGTCATACTCATATACCAGAGATATCTGACAACTATATAAATACTGGCAGTTTTTGCGAAGAAAAGTGCAGTTATGCAACAATTAATAAAAAAGGCAAAATAGATCTGGACTTTTGTTAAAATATAGGATAATATATAAATATGGACGCAACATTAAATAAAACAAAAGCAAACATTCTGAAAAGAATGATCGGTAAGAAAGTATTTGTTATTACAAATAGCATTACTCAAGAGGGTTATTGTGGGTTAGTTAATAGAGTAGTTGACCACGAAACTTTAAATGTTTTTAACGATAAAAAAGAACAGAATGTTTCTATCTTTGATGTAAGAAGCCCAAGCAGATTATATAACTGCGAGTAATGATTAATGCAGTAGATATCATCTTTGGCTTATGCTGGGGAGATGAAGGCAAAGGTAAGATCTCTAATGCTTTATCTAGTAAATATGATTATGTGTGCAGATGGAATGGTGGACCCAATGCAGGTCACACAGTTTATTTAAATGGAAAAAAATACAAGACACATCTTATTCCTTCTGGAGTATTTCATAATAAGAAATCAATTATTGGTCCAAATTGCGTTATCAATATTGATAAGTTTTTTGATGAACTAGAATATCTTTCAAAAGAAGGTTTTGATACGTCCTTAATTAAAGTTAGTCCTAAAACTCATATTATTACTGAAAGACATATTCAGTATGATCTTAAGTTTTTAAAACCAAAACTTGGAACGACTGGTCAAGGAATTGCTCCATGCTATTCCGATAAAGCCCTAAGAATAGGTAAACTTGCTAAAGATTATTTAGATAAAAAGTATATCTGGAACGGAGAGCTTGATGGGGATATTCTTTGTGAAGGTGCTCAAAGTTTTTGGTTAGATTTAAATTATGGCGATTATCCTTATGTTACAAGTAGTGAAACTTTACCTTATTCCGCTTGCTCTTTAGGCTTTAGCCCTAAAAAGATAAGAGATATTATTGGGGTAGCTAAAATTTATGATACCAAAAGCGGAGTTGATCCTCTATTTCCAGAGTCATTATGGTCAGATGACGAATTAAATAAAGTAATAGATTTAGGTAAAGAATATGGAACTACAACTGGTAGAAAAAGATTAGTTAATTGGCTTAATTTCAATAGATTATTAAATGCTGTAAGGATATCTGGAACAACTAAATTAATAATCAATAAATGCGATATCCTGCAAGAGTTAAATATATTTAAAATTAGACTGGATAATGAACTTGGCCCAAATTTTATTAAGTTTAATGATTTTGACAATATGAAAGAGTATATATCTAGAGAATTAAAAACTTATTGTGATGTAGTATTTTCTGGAGATAAGGAGAATATTTAATATAATATTAATATGAAAACAGTAGATAACGAATTTATTAAGGGATTAATCCGTAAAGAGTTACTTAAAGAAAATCAAGGCGTAGAAATTAATGATTCTACTATTCTAGAAGATTTGAACCTAGATTCTTTTGCGTTGCTGTCGATTGCTTCTGAAATAGAAGATAAATATGACTTCTGGTTAATTCAAAACGCTAAACAAATAGAAGAGATGAAAAATGGAATGAAAACCTTTGGTGAGTTTATTAGTTTTCTAAATGAAAAGGTAAACGATGCAACAAGGGCCAAGTAAAGAAGAAGCAAAAGAAAGACTTTATAAGATAGCTAGTCTTTTCGGAAAAGATAAATCTGATAAAAAGTTAAATGAATTAATGGATATTTATTATGCAAAACTTGATCAAATGCCAATTCCAAAGTCTAGAAGCGATAATACAAAATATGTATTAGAATGGATGAATGAAATAGAAGAAGATCCAGTTATTCACGAAGATAAGTGGTGGACACGAAACTCTTTATATGTGGCAGAAGCTAGTAGAACTGGATTTACAAAAGATGAATGGAAAAATTTAATGGAGTACATAACACATGGCTAAGAAAAAAAATACAAAAAAGAAAAAAATTGGAGCAAAAAAGAAGAAATATTATTTGCTAATATCAAAAAAAGACAATTTCCAATATGGAGTTTTCCCATATAGCAAAGAAGGACTAGCGAGAGCTAAACTATACTTAAACAAAATAACAGCTAAACCAGAACTGTACTCAATAAAATCTAAATGAATAGTGTAATTCAAAATGTGAGCAATACAGAAGAAGCGTTAGCTTTGTGCTCAGAATTTAGCGATCAATATGGCGTTAGTGTTCATGAAGAGAATGTCATTGCAGTCTTTTTAAAAAGAAAGTATTATGAAGAACTTTGTAGGATTTTAGATCGAAAGGGTTTTTCTTTAGCTTCATTTGAAGCCTATGGTAAAAATGTTCTTATTCAATTTAGACCAAAAGTTAGAAAATGAACGAGTTTTTAAGTTTAATAGAAAAAGCCCAAATTACTTTGGCATCTTCTGAATTTTTGGAGAAAAATGCTGAAGAACAATTTAAGAAGATGGATCATTTAAATGCGTTACCTTGGAGTCCAGAAACTGAGGAAGAAATTAGAATAACAATGAATAAAATAAAGAATTTAATAGCTAAGAGCGAAATAGAGTATAAGAATTTAGCGGAAGTTGAAGCTCAAGTAAATAAATATATAAATAAAAAGCCTCGTAAGTCTTAAGGTTTACATCAGTGAATGAATTTAAATATAAAATCGGAGATAAAGTTAGATTTTTTTGCAAATACAGCAATGAAATATCGATTGGTGAAATTGTTAATATAAGATCTGCCAATTTGAATTGGGATTATCAAGTAAGATATGAAATATGTATTGATTTAAATTATATTCAATGGATTGCGGAAGAATATATTGTTGATAAAATTAAAAAATAATAATCTCTGGCTCACTTATTCTTCCAATTTTTACCTTGTGGATAATGAATATTAGTATGACAATGACTACAAACTAGAACACACTTTTCAGCTTCTACAAGAACTTTTTCCCAAGTTTTACTAGATAAGTTTTTTGTATTAACCTCAAACTCTTTTAAGGCTGGATCTAAATGATGAAAATGAAGATTATGGATGTTCTCATCATATCCACATATAGTACATTTTCCTCCAAAAATTTCTACTAAATCTCTTTTTCTCTCATCTCTTCTTTTTTTACAGCTCTCTTGATAATGTTTCTTGTTGAAAGCTTTCTTTTCTTCTGTATTCATTATTTGATAATTTTTTGCAGATGTTTTGCTTAATGTTTTTGGTAAATGTATTTTACTCGTATTATGACTACCAATTGGAGAGCAAGTTGTACAATACTTTCTTCTTTGGGTATTTATTGTTTTGCCATTATGTTCGATCTTATTTGGAATATCTCTTTGGCAATTCAAACATTTACGCATTCGAATTATTATACCTTTAATTGTAATAAATAGCAAGTTTATATTTGACAAAAGCTTATATTTAATATATCATATAATATATGAGGATTCTGTTATCTAAAATTTTATACTATATTGGTGACTTTATAAGTAGAACAACTATGGTATTGGGTAATGGATACGGATTTAAATTGTATAATAAAGTTATGCTTTGGAGCGTTGATTTAGATAAAGAAGGCAAAGTTTGGAAATATGTAAAGCCCAAAAAGAAAAAGAAGAAATCATGAATTGGATTAAGATTTTAAATTTTATTGATGGAGTTTTTCCACAGGAAGAAATTAAATTAAAGTTAGGCACACTATACAAAATAAAAGGTGAAGATTTGCCATTTAGACATATAGAATATTCTAGAACAGATAATGGAAATAAATTATATAGGTTTAAGCATCATCAATTAAAAGAATATGCATTTTCTTCTTTAGATAAAGTCGAAAGAGAAGCTAATCCAGAAGAAGTAAGATTATATAATTTAATTAAAAATCACATTAATAGTGTGGCAGAAAATAATAATTAAAATTTTGCCTAATAGCACAACGGTAGTGTGCTTCACTGTTAATGAAGATGTTCTAGGTTCAAATCCTAGTTAGGCAGTATATTTAAATTACTAATGTTTTTTCGTGACCAACATGAGCTTTTGGATTTACCCAAATATCAAAGTTTTCTTTTTTAGCATCAATACAAAATGAAACATCTTCAGAGCAAACATCTTCTATATTATTATTTAGCTTCATGAGTTTTGGTGCAAACCAAGGATATTTTATCTTTTCAAAAACTCCTTGTTTAATTAAAACCCAACCAAAACCAATATAGTCTACTTTAAATGATTCTTTCTTATCTTTAATTTCTTTAGCAGATAAGAACTGGTAACATCCATGTTTTTTAAAATATTCATCATTCATATTCTCGACTACTGGAGTTATAAATGATTCTTTAGATAAATAATCAGAAGGTTGAGAATACCAACCAGAAGCTATATCTTTGTCCATTTTAATTAACTCTAGAAATGAATTGATATTAAATATTATATCACTATCAATCCACATCAAGTAATCATAATGCTCCCCATTAAATGGTTTTTGATTTTTTCCTCTATTTACATCAGCATTTAAACATTTGCATCTTGCAAAATTGACCATACTAGAATAGGTTTGAGAAATTCTACAAATTGCACCCGCTTTAGATAACAAAGCTATCAATTCCACAAAATTAACTAAAAAATTACCAGAATATTTAGCTCCAGGAAGACAAAATATAATTGTTTTGTCTCTTAAACCATAAGATTGATTAAAATTAATATTCAATGGACTCTTATATTATAAATTTGAGTCTATGAAAATTCAATTTAAATATATTGATATTATTGCTATATTAATATATAATACTATTATGGTGCGATGGCTGAGTGGTCTAAAGCAGGAGTTTACTAAACTCTCGTAGCCTAAAAACTACCGTGGGTTCGAATCCTACTCGCACCGATTAATTAAATTGCAGATATTGTAACTGTGCCAGAAGCTCCACCTGCTTGAAAATAAGTGCCAGGTATTGGTAAACCAACCCTAGTCCATAAAAAGTTCCCAGGGTTTGATATTTCTTCTATAACCCAAAATTGACCACCCACACTTCTTCTTATAATAGTGTATGTATTAGTTTCATCATAGTAAATAGGTAATCCAAAAGTAGGATCAACTCTTCCAGTATCATAAAATTTTAAATTATTTATATTTGGACTTAAACTTGTTCCAGTAGCTATATATAAATATACTGGTCTTTTTTTAGTAGTTAATTTGCCAGTTCCACCACCTTTTATTATATTAGAACTCAAAGTAAAAGCAATAGTTGGTTTTCCACCAAAAGTCGAAGTCCATCCAGGAGTTAATCTTAAGTAATAAATTTTTAAATTGGCGCTTGTGCTTAAAAAAACATTTGCCCCTATAGTAGGAGGAGTTCCTAAAAAATTCATTTTAATTAACAAAGTGCAATTATAGAACCCACCAACCCCAATGCTTATTACGCTCTTGGGAATGGTTAGCGTTGCTATTCCGCAACTTTCAAACGCACTACTCCCAATACTCGTTACGCCGCTTCCAAGAGTGATACTGGTTAGGCTAGTGCAACTTTGGAACGCATAATTTCCAATGCTCGTTACGCTGTTAGGAATCGTGAGAGTATTAAAGCCACAGGCTAGGAACGCATAAATTCCAATGCTTGTTACGCTACTACCGATGATGAGGTTGGTTAGACTGGGGCAATAATAGAACGCAGCAAATCCAATGCTCGTTACCCCACTCCCGATTACTACGCTGGTTAGACCAGCGCATTCTCTGCACACTTCATCTCCCATGCTTGTCACGCTGTTGGGTATGGTGATGCTGGTTAGAGAAATGCATTTATAGAACGCACCAGACCCAATACTCGTAACGCTGGAAGGAATGATTATGCTGGTCAAACCAGTGCAACCATAGAACGCATAGGTCGGAATACTCGTTAAGGCGTTTGGGATGGTAAAGCTGGTTAAACTAGTGCATGCTCTGAACGCTTGA